TAACTAGATCATTCATCATTGCCGTGTTCCTTGTCATGAATATAAAGTTGAAACAACGCATAGTGCATTACTTTAATAAGATCCTTGCGCCACTCATTAGGTGTATCACCCTTCTCACCGTACCTATCTTTGTATTTTTGTAAGTTACCCATACAGAAACCAGTACCATGACCATCGCGAATAATAGATTCGAGTGTTTGCTTACCATTCTTTGCATAGTGTTGACCATACGTGGAGTCAATGTATCCTTGAAACTCGGTTAGCAATTCTTTCTCTCTAAATTTATATTCTGTCGTCATCTCTATCTCCATCACGTAAATCCTCAATCGATATCACAGAGGAAACTATAATATCTTCATACGTACCATTTTCTTTCTTAAAGATATAACGATCACCTCGCGAGTTTGCATTGTATATTACTTGCTCACCTACAATTTCCAATGGTTCGTCTGTTTTCCAATGTTTAAACTTTACCTTTTTCATTGCTCTCCTTTCTTAAATACTTTTCTCACAGCACCACTCGCAGCCTTTGTCATAGCGTCTATATACGCGGCATACATAGCTTGAGCGAATTCTTTTTGCTTACTGCTTGGTATGAATAAATCCTGTACTTCATCGGGCGTTAAATCAACTTCAACTTTAATCTTCATTATTTCCAACCGTCAAACGCATTTGATAAGTTAGGTGTCTTTTCGGCTTTTAATCCTTGACCAAAGCTCGTATTATCCATGATAGGACCGGTGTCTTTCATCACATTTTCTTGTGCATTCTGTTCACAGTCATATAGTCTCATTCGACTGCGATCGATGCCAACTACGAATCTTCGATAGTCAGCAACGGAAGCATATCGATTTTTGAGTTGTTTGATGAGGATTTGGTCGAGGCTTTCAAGCTCTTCTGAAGATATCGCGGCATACATAAAGTCGGCCGTGGCGGGCAATCCGAATGACTCTGAAGTGTTTGTAAGGTCGACGTCCGAAGACGAGAAGCCCTCTCTATTGGTTTGCGTTGCTGTAAAGATCGGTAAATTGAATTCAACGGCTAATCCTCTAAGTTCTTCGGCGATTGATTTGACGAGCGTATAACTATTTACATTTGCACCACCTTTAATACGAGAAGAGGTGCATAAGTTTAAGTAATCGATGTATATAATATCTGGTACAAACTTCTTCTTCAACTTGAGTTCATTGAGAAGATGTCGAAAGTGACCAGATCCTACAGTAGCAGTAGGATATTCTTTTACGATTAACTTACCAGATGTTTTCTTTCGAATTCGCTCTAGCTTTGTATCATATGATTCTTTCGGGAATGTCTCAAGATCATCGAGCCGTACACCCATAAGATTAGCATCGATACGTTCTGATATACGTTCTTCTGCCATCTCTAATGTTATATATAAAACATTTTTACCTGCCATTAAATTAGATGCTGCGAAGTGACACATCATAAGTGATTTGCCTACCGCAGTGCCTGCTAAGATAACGTTAAGTGTTTTACGAGGTACACCACCCTTTGTAATTTTGTTGAACATGTCAATATCAAACGGAATTCTTTCAATAGTGCGATGGTAGAATTCAAACCGAGCATCACCTTCTTCGAGAAAGTCATGACCAATATTGGTATCAAATGATACGCCTAGAGCCTCAGATAGAAGCTCTGGCAGCGCACCTTTGTCTTTGTCTGATTTACCATCTATGATACCAATCGATTCCATGATAGCATTATAGATGGCCTTGTCTTGACAGTATTTTTCAGTTTGATCAAGTAACCATTCATAATCGGCTTCAACTTTCGTAGAACAAAAGTGTTCAATCATTTTTGATGTTGAACTATATAATCCTTCATTGAGCTGTATTTTTTCAAGATCAATTAACAATGCTTCTCGAGGTGGGCTCGCATCATAGTTAGAGAAGTATTCATGAATCAGTTCAAATATGATACCTTCTTCTGTTCTAGAAAAATACTCTTTCTTGATGTAAGGCAGCGTTGCTCTTACATATGCATCATTAGATATTAGATTTGCAAATATAACATCTTCTATAGATAAGTCAGACACACATTATTCCTATAAGTTGTAAGTAATACGATAATTGTAACACAATATAGACGATATGTAAATGTGTTACTCTTCATCCATCATGATAGAACCAGTTGCCAACTTATATGTTTTCTTGATATACTGATTAAATTTATCGGAAGCTAGAATTCCTGACCAGAAGTCAGCTGTGTTTGTATCTTTAATTCTAAATCTTTTTTCTTCTACTTCGCCGGTCGAATCATCAACTCTTGAATACCAACCTTGATTCGGCTTTACAACAAATCCACCTTCGATTGCAATGTCAAGAAGGCCACTCCAACGAGAGATTCCACCTTCAGTAGAAACATTCACAGGAATCTTAGACTTCTCTCGAACATGCCGTGATTTCTCTACGTTAATAATAAAGTTGTAACCTACAACATCTTTACCTTGCTTTTCTTGTTGACGACCAATAATATAAATGTTGTCGGCTGAATAGTAAGCGCCTGTGCCACCTGATACAATATCCTTAGGAAACAGCGACATCTCTTTATATGTGTGATTGACTACAACCATAGGAATATCTTTAAGAGTAAGCTTAGGTGTAACCATACGAAATAGTGATTTGATTTGTTTCGCTCGAGACATATCAGCAACTGACTTATCGTTTAATGCATCTTCTACTTCTTTCTTGGATGCAAGGTTACCGATAGAATCAATGATAATAATTACATGATCTTTGCGATCGATGTCGTTAAGCTGACCCATAATATCGAACTTAAGTTCTTCAACATCAGTAATAGGTGTGTGTAGAACTCTATCACTGTCAATACCAAATGAATCGAAGTATGACTGTGGTGTACCAAATTCTGAATCATAAAAAAGTAATACGGCATCATCATATTTGTCAAGATATGCTTTAGCCATTAATAGACTAAATGCAGTTTTAAAGTGTTTAGATGGACCTGCCCACATCGTAAGACCCGGCGTAAGACCTGCGTCGAGTGAACCACCAAGGGCAATATTAATAACAGGGATTGCTGTAGAAATCATATCCTTTTCTTTAAAGAATATTGAATCTGTAAGGGTAGATGAATCTTTAATCTTAGAATTTTTTTGCAGTTTTGCAAGTAAGCTCATTTATATCTCCACGTCGAACGTACATTAATGTATTATAGTACTACAGATTGGATAAAATGTACATGCTTTAGCAGTGTTTGTCTATATCACCTAAAGCAGAATTCATGTGTTCTTTTGCGCCGTATAACCATTGACGGTGGTCGCCTTGCTTAAAAGCATCAAAGTAAAGCTTATCGTTTTTTGCTTGGCTTTCAAGACGAACTAAACCTCTTACCTCATAAGACCATACCTCGTATGGCTTACAAAGTACCATCCACCACCCTGCCTCTGCAGGTGTCAATAGTTTTTGATCATGTAGGTATTGCACCAAATTATGATCAAACATATCGCGACGATGAATTATCATGAAGTCATTACAATCTAAACTTCTGTTTCCAGTTATTTCAATAGGGTGCTGAAGTACTCCTTGCAACCCCTTTGTATTAAAATGATTAAATCCATGTGGTTGCCTATGCTTGTAAGTAGCTTCACAAAGATCTTTAATACAGTTTTTTAATCTTTTGTCTATGTGAGTATCGTATCTTGCCCGAATAACAACATCATAATCATCAGTTACAAAATCTCTACATGTCATAGCATGAATTAAAATTTGTTTTGTTTGATGTTTGCTCTTATTACGGGAAGTAATTACTTTCTTTATTTCTTCTTCGTTCTTTTCTTTACCGAGCATTCTTTTTTGGAATGGGATATAACTAAGATCCCAATTGGTATCCAGCATCTTTCTATACAGTCGCATATACTGTTTTATAATCAGTTGTTGAGGATGATAATGCATCTTTGGCTGTTCGTATTCGCGAACAATAATATTACTCGTAGGCTGACCTTTCCATGTCGTACAAAAGAAATCAGCCTCGGGTATAACATACTTCATTCGTTCTACAGTTGCTTCGTAATCACCTCTGAGTAATCCAGAGAAACAAACAGCTACTTTCATTCGTCAGGTTCCGAGTCCATTTTGACAGCACTAAAATCTTGTTTTTGATTAACTTCGCAGTCATATGGCTCTACGAGTACTTGCCACCATCCTGCTTCACCTGTTTTCAATTGCTTATCATTGACAAGTTTATATACATGCTCAGGATTAAACTGATCGGCTTTATGTACAATTAAAAAGTCTGACAATGCTAGCATACCCGCTTCAATATCTGACGCGCCATAAGAAACAACAGAATTATTATTCATTACTTCCTTACACATATTAAGTAAAACAGACTTTTTAATATGCAGATCATACCTTGCTCGAATAACAATATCGTACTCGTCTGTTATAAATTCTTCATAAGCCATTGCATAGCCTAGATGTTGTTTAATTCTGTTGCGACCAAGTCTACGGCCAGCTTCTGATATAAGATATTTAAACTTAATAACTTTAGGATCTTTGAGATCCAAAGGACCCTTAGTCATGAGCGATCTCAATCGTTGCACTGCTTCTACGTGAATGTAGTGCTCAGAGTTATAACGAATTTTAGGCTCTTTAAAATATTTGTCAACGCGACTGTGCTCAAGTTGGCCTTCCCATGTTGTGCAAAATATGTCAGCGTCTGGTAGCTGGCGTTTTACTTCTGCAACTGCGACATTAAAACATCTTTCGTCGCTAAGTAATCCAGAAAAAAGTACTGCAATCTTCATAATTTTTCGAGACCTCCTAGTCCTTTAAAACATCTATGATCATTATTCTTACTTAACACTTGATACCAACCGTATTCTGCGACCATAAGTTTT